TGAAGGCGAGCAGGATGAAATCGATGACATCGATAGCGATACTGACATGGAGCAGGACGAGATTGATGACATGGAAGACGAAATGGATGAGCCAGTAGATGTTGACGTAGAAGTCGAAGGTTTAGAAGAAGGTGTAGAATTAACTGCCGCTCCTAAGCCGGTTACAACTTCACCAGCTAGTAAAAGTCCAGTAGCTGCAAACTCAGGTCAAAAAGGAATGGATGCAAAGCCAGTCGATATAGATGCAGGCAACAAAGGTGCACAAGGCCGCCCAACACCAAAATATGGTGACATGGACGGAACTACAAAGCCAGATGTAAAACCAGCTCCAAAACCTGAATTATCACAAGCTTCTGGTGTCAACACCAAGGCTGTTATAAGCTAATCTAGCCTAGGAATCACGTACATGGGACAGCTATACCTTAAAGAGGAACTTACTTTTGAAGCCGCAAAAATCAACATTGTTGAAGGCAAAGACGGCAAGGACCTCTATATGGAAGGCATCTGCATACAAGGTGACGTGAAAAATGCTAACGAACGCATTTATCCAGTAAGTCAGATTTCAGAAGCAGTGGAAACACTGAACGAACAAATCAAATCTGGAAATAGCGTGTTAGGTGAAGTAGATCATCCAGATGACCTCAAAATTAATTTAGACCGTGTCTGTCATATGATAGAACGTATGTGGATGGACGGTCCAAATGGTTATGGAAAACTAAAAATTCTCCCAACTCCAATGGGTCAACTAGTAAAAACTATGTTGCAATCCGGTGTGAGATTGGGCGTATCGAGTCGTGGATCAGGTAATGTTGATCCACATAACGGACGTGTCAGTGATTTTGAAATAGTCACTGTAGACGTGGTCGCACAACCCAGTGCTCCAAACGCATATCCAAAGGCGATTTATGAAGGATTGATGAACATGAAACATGGACATCGTATTTTAGAAATGGCTCGTGAGTCTGGGAAGGACGGCAAAATACAAAAGTACCTGAAAGACGAAGTTTCTCGTCTTATCAGAGACCTAAAAATTTAGGAGAATCGCATGTTAGATGCTATTAAACCACTATTAGATAGCGATCTCGTCAATGAGGACACTCGTACTGCTATTGCTGAACAATGGGAAGCAAAAATGGTAGAGGCCAAAGAGACAGTGCGTGCTGAACTTCGTGAGGAGTTTGCACAACGCTATGAGCATGACAAAACTGTGATGGTAGAAGCCCTAGATAAAATGGTTACAGAAGGCTTAGCTAATGAAATATCAGCTCTTAACGAAGAGAAGAAAGCATTAGCTGAAGATCGTGTTAAGTTTCATAACAAGATGAAAGAAAATGCTGATAAGTTTAACGGCTTTTTAGTAAAACAACTTTCAGAAGAGTTAAAAGAACTACGCACAGATCGAAAAGTATCAAAGACAGGTTTTGAAAAACTAGAGAAATTTGTTGTTGGTGCTTTAGCTGAAGAAATCAAGGAATTTGCAAGTGACAAGAAAGACTTAGTGGAAACTAAGGTTAGACTTGTTTCACAAGCACGCAATAAACTTGATAATCTAAAGAGCAAGTTCATAAAAGAATCTGCTAAGAAGATGGCTTCAACTGTATCTACGCATCTTAAGGCGGAAATGGGTCAACTTAAAGAAGACATTAAAATTGCTCGTGAGAACAATTTTGGTCGTCGAATCTTTGAAGCATATGCAACTGAGTTTGGTTCTACACATTTAAACGAAAATGAGGAAGTACGTAAACTTAATGCAATTGTTGCTGAAAAGGATAAACAGTTGGCAGAAGCCATTGCTGTTAAAGACAAGGCGAAAGCACTTGTTGAAAGCAAAAATAACGAAATCAAAGTTATAAAAGAAGCCAATGAGCGTGATGCTACATTGGACGAGCTTCTATCTCCTCTCAATGATGAGAAGAGAGAAATTATGACTAACTTACTTGAAAACGTTCAGACATCTCGATTGAAGAACGCTTTTGAAAAATATTTGCCAGCAGTGTTAAGTGAAACCAAAGCAACTAAAAAGGCTGCAAGTTTAACTGAACAAACTGGTAATAAAACTGCAAAGGTGCCTAGCAGGGCTTTAAACTAAAAAAGGAGACATTTAATGTCACAAGAACTACTAGAAAGCCGTTGGGGTGAGACCAAAGAAGCCCTCCTAGAAGGATTACAAGGTGCTCGTCGCTCAACAATGGGTGTTATCTTAGAAAACACTCGCAAACACTTAAATGAAAACGCAACTGCGGGTTCAACTGCATCAGGTAACATTGCAACTCTTAACAGAGTTATTTTACCTGTTATCAGACGTGTAATGCCAACTGTTATAGCCAACGAATTAGTTGGTGTTCAGCCAATGACTGGGCCAGTTGGTCAAATCCATACACTAAGAGTACGTTATGCAACAGCAATGGCAGATACTTCAGCAGCCGCTACTCCAACAGCAGCTGGCGATGAAGCATTATCACCATTCAAAATTGCAACTGCATATTCAGGTGCTAACGGAACAGGTGCAGCATCAGCCGCAACTGGATACGGTGGAAGTGCAACAGCAGCTATGGAAGGATTAGGCGGAAGAAATATTTCTGTTCAAATCTTAAAGCAAGCTGTAGAAGCAAAGACACGTAAGTTACAAGCACGTTGGACTTTTGAAGCAGCTCAAGATGCACAAGCAATGCACGGTATCGACGTAGAAGCAGAAATCATGGCAGCATTAGCTCAAGAGATTACTGCTGAAATCGATCAAGAGATTCTATTATCTCTACGTACATTAGCCGCAACTGAGTTCACATACAACCAGGCTGCAGTATCAGGTACTGCTACTTTCGTTGGTGATGAGCATGCCGCTTTAGCAGTGTTAATTAACAGAACAGCTAACTTAATTGCACAACGTACAAGACGTGGTGCAGGTAACTATGCAGTTGTTTCTCCAGCTTCATTGACAGTGTTACAATCAGCTACAACTTCAGCATTTGCTAGAACAACAGAAGGTACTTTTGAAGCACCAACAAACACAAAGTTTGTAGGTACATTAAACGGTACAATGAGAGTATTCGTTGATTCATATGCAGCTGACACTCAAGCAGTATTAGTAGGATACAAAGGTGCATCTGAAACAGACGCTCCAGCTTTCTACTGCCCATACGTACCGCTAATGAGTTCAGGAGTTGTACTAGATCCGTCATCATTTGAGCCAGTAGTAAGTTTCATGACTAGATATGGATATATCGAGTTATCAAACACTGCAAGTTCATTTGGTAATGCCGGTGACTATGTGGGTGAAATTGCAGTTAGCAACTTATCATTCTCATAATATACACTAAAAACTTTATTAAAAATAGCACCTTCGGGTGCTATTTTTTTGACATAAATACCATTGCACAATAATGTGTTTATGCGGAAACCAACCGCGTACCCGTTAGAACGGGACTTTATAAGGAGAAAACAAATGGGAAGACCGTTAAAAATAAAAATATCTGATACACAAGATGCAGGATTTAATAACCCTGGTGATGATGTTGCAGGTAGAACACCAGCTGGAGAATTATTCTACGGAGTAGTTGGTGGAGACACTGCTACTAGTGATTATACATATCCAGTGGTAAGAACAAGAATTAGACCAACAGGCGGTAGCATTACTGCTGAAGGCGATGGCTTTATTGTACGCCAAAAAGGAGCTTCGAAGTTCTTGGTATCAAGATTAGATGCCAGTGCAATTGATCCAGAAGATGCTGTAGTTGGATCACAAATTAGAATTGTAAGTGTTGGCGACACTGACTGGGTTGCAATGGGTGCTGGCGAAGGCACAATAGCAGTAGGTAAAATTTTTACTGTTACTGCGGCCGCTCCGGCTGGTACTTCGGGTACTGCTGCTGAATGTGGTATATGTACCCTAGCAGACGAAGCAGATGCTGCATTGTCTACAGGAAGTATGACAGTAACTTACACTGATGTAGGATCAAGTGCAGTTCGTCTAAAGCGTTTTAGCAACAAACATGGAATTTCATTTGCAAATAATCCAGTGTTGTTAAACTTCTTTAACATACTAGATGACACAGTTGTTATTGGCGGATCAGGGTCATCTGCATCACCAAACACACGTGATCTAGTACAAGTTGAGAATCCTTCACTAGGTTAATAGATAGTTTTTAACTAACCAAACCCTCATTGTAGTAAGTACAGTGAGGGTTTTTTATGAGTGCAGCTTTTATATTAGGCAATGGAAAAAGCAGACTAAGTGTTGATTTGACAAAGTTGTCGCCTCTTGGTGCAACATATGGATGTAATTGGCTTTGCAAAGATTTTACACCTGACTGCCTTGTAGCGACAGATCGACCAATAGCTGATGCTATCCAACAAAGTGGATATGCACAAAAAAATAGGTTCCATACTAGAAAGCCAATTTTAGAACTAGGCGGAAAAAGTTTACATAATCAGTATAAAGGATTTAGTAGTGGACCAAACTGTGCGGCCCTTGCCTGTATTGATGGACACAGCGACATCTATCTTATAGGTATGGATCTCGGAACTACCAATGGCATGTTCAACAATGTTTATGTAGACAAGCAATTTTATAAAAAAGAACTTGACCCTCCTACATTTCCAGGAAATTGGGTTAACCAACTTGTAACGTTGATCACAGAAGATTTTAAAGATAGAAGATTTTATAGAGTTGAAGGCATAGAAAGTGCTTTTGTGAAACAGTTTAGTAAAATAGACAACCTTAGAATCTTATCAATGGAGAGCTTTATTGAAATGGTAAATACTGCTAGAGGTCCATTATGAATACAAAGAAAAGAATTGACGGCGATTACTATATTGAAACCATCAATAATGGTGACAGGGTTATAATTCAAACCACTGCTATGGCAGTTACTGGTAACTTAGAAGTAAGTGGAAATTTAACCTATATCAATACTGAGCAACTTGATGTTAAAGATCCTTTTATATTGATCAATGATAGTAACACTGCAACTTACTCATCAAATTCTGGTATTATTACTCATAAAAGTGCAACCACTTATGCTGGTTTGAGATTTAATAACACAGATGGTAGATGGGAGATTTAATAACACAGATGGTAGATGGGAAATAAGCACGTCAACTGATACTGATGGTACATCAGGTACCTGGAATGAAATTGGAACTGCAGCCGCAGGTAGTGTTGCTGGTGCAAACACACAAGTACAGTTTAACGACGAAGGAAATTTTGGTGCAAGTGCAAATTTTACCTTCACTGACACTAGCCAACTTAATGTTGCTGGTAACATCAATCTTACCGCAGGTTTACAATTAGCAGACAGTGCCGCTCCAGGTTCGGTTTCAAATACAACTGTGTTGTATGGAAATGTTGCAGGCAGTGGTGGAACAGGTGTTTACTTTGTAGACGGATCAACCGCAGATGAACTAGTAAGCAAAAGCAAAGCAATTGTTTTTGGAATTATATTTTAAGGAACTAAAATGGCAATACAAACAGTAGATGTAAGCAATAGTGCAACAACAGTTTACACAAGTACAAACAATACTGCAATAACCTATCTTGCATTAACAAATGCAACTGCAGGTGCAGTAAGCGTTGATATACATGTGATACCGAGCGGTGACAGTCTTGGTAACGTAAACTTGATTGCAAAAACATTGAGCATTGCAGCCACTGACAGTTACCAACTATATTCAGGTGGTGAAAAACTTTTACTTGAAAACGGCGATATTGTACAGGTAACTGCTAACGTAGCAAGTGGAGTAAATGCAGTAACTTCATTTACAAGTATCTAATATGGCAACTGGAGTTTTTCTAAAAAATAGAGAAATCCCTACAGGATCTTCGTCTATTCGAATTCCATTTGGTGCTACCAATGAGCGTCCAGATGATCCTGTATTTGGTGTTTTTAGATACAATACCAGTACAGGTAGTATGGAATACTTTGACGGCACAACATTTCAACAAGTTGCAAAAAGCGGCGAAGCTGATATTACAGTGGATAACTTTACAGGTGATAACAGTACACTAACATTTACTCTCAGTACTTCAGTAAGTGCCGCTGATCAAGCAATTGTGTTTATTTCTAATATATACCAACAACCCTCTACCTATAGCATCACTGGTGGCGGAAATGATATCACGTTCACAGGTGCACCATTATCAGGCGAACCGATAAACGTAATTCACGGACTTGGCAACACACCTTAACAGTGCGATAAATACTGCAAAGTTTAAGGAAATGAATAAATGGCAATTGCAAGAGTCACTGGTAAAGCCCTCGCAGATAATCTTGAGAGAACCGCTAATCTAGCCATTGACACAAATACATTTTTTGTTGACATTAATAACAATCGTGTTGGCATCGGAAGTAACACTCCAACAGTCACACTAGATGTTGCTGGTAGTAGTAATATTGCAAACATTTCGATCGCAGGAAATGCAATCAGTGCCGAAGGTAACTTAGATCTAAGTGGCAGTAATGTTAATCTTGGCGCAAACAGTGCAGTAATACTAACCGGAGGTACATCAGGACAAATACTCTCAACTGATGGCTCAGGATCTTTAAGTTGGGTTGATAGTGCAAACGTAGATACTCTTCTTGGTAATACTATTCAAATTGGTACGCCAACAGATGGTGACCTTACATCAAATGTTGCCTACGATGGCTGGACTGCGAACACAGTTGTTACTGATGGACTAGATGATTTAAATCAAGTTAGTTTAAACATTGCTAACGGCACTTTTGTTGGACAAGCCGATTTCACAGGTACACCTTTGGCTGGTCCTAGTCCAATGGCAGTTGATTTTACTGGAACATTTATTGGCAATGCTACTGCTTATCTTTGGGATTTTGGCGATGGTAACACAAGTACATCTCAAAATCCAACAAATAACTATGCTAACACAGATGGTGGACAGTTTACTGTAACTTTTACTGCTTATAATCCAGATGGAACCTATGAAGGTAATGTAAGTTTAGGTGCAAAAGGATCTGTTGATTCAAAAACTCGCACAAATTATATAACACTTTACACACCAACACCGGCACCAAGTTTTACTATAACTGATAGCACCATAGACAGCGGAACTGCCGCTGAAATTAACAACACATCTACCAATGTTACTTCAAGTTACGAACTGGATTGGGGAGATGGAGCGGCAAATGTTAATCCAAGTCTTGGATGGACAACACTTAC